TACCTACCTGTCCTGAAGCACCGACTTGTCCTGAGGCGCCTACTTGGCCTGAAGCGCCTACTTGACCTGATGCTCCTACTTGTCCTGAGAGACCTGAAGTACCTACCTGTCCTGAAGCACCGACTTGACCTGAAGCTCCAACTTGACCACTTAGACCTGAAGTACCAACTTGGCCTGAAGCTCCAACTTGACCTGAAGCACCAACTTGTCCTGAGAGACCACTTGTTCCTACTTGTCCTGAAGCTCCTACTTGTCCTGAGGCGCCTACTTGGCCTGAAGCACCAACTTGTCCTGAGAGACCTGAAGTACCTACCTGTCCTGAAGCTCCGACTTGACCTGAAGCTCCGACTTGACCACTTAAACCAGATGTTCCAACTTGGCCTGAGGCACCTACTTGACCTGATGCTCCTACCTGTCCTGAAGCACCAACTTGGCCTGATTGACCTGATAAACCTGATGTACCTGATAAACCAGATAAAGATAAATCAGTTCTATATACTATATCATTTGATGCATCTAATAATAAAATTTTATTTTCAGTACTTCCTGCTCCTACATTATTTAATCTAATATTTGGAGTAGTCATCTTAGTTGCTGATGCAATACTTCCACTTACAAATAAAACTTGAGTTACGTCCTCAAAACTAAAGTTATTTGAACCTGCAGCTACATTAGATCCATTTTTATAAACCACTTGGTTTGCTGATCCTGCTACAGGACCTACTAAACCCGAAAGACCTGATGTTCCTGATAAACCTGATGTACCAACTTGACCTGATGCTCCTACCTGTCCTGAAGCACCAACTTGTCCTGAGAGACCACTTGTTCCAACTTGACCTGACGCTCCTACTTGTCCTGAAGCACCTACTGCTCCTGAAGCTCCGACTTGTCCTGAAGCACCAACTTGGCCTGAAGCACCGACTTGACCGCTTAATCCACTTATGCCACTAGTTCCAACTTGGCCTGATGCTCCAACTTGTCCTGACGCACCAACTTGACCGCTTAAGCCTGAAAGACCACTTGTTCCAACTTGACCTGAAGCACCTACTTGACCTGAAGCACCTACTTGACCTGAAAGGCCACTTGTACCTACCTGTCCTGATGCTCCTACTTGGCCTGAAAGTCCTGAAATACCTACAGCACCTGAAGCACCTACTGCGCCTGAAGCGCCGACTTGGCCTGAAGCACCAACTTGGCCTGAAAGTCCTGAAGTACCTACTTGTCCTGATGCTCCAACTTGGCCTGAAGCACCGACTTGACCGCTTAATCCACTTATGCCACTAGTTCCAACTTGACCTGAAGCACCGACTTGACCTGATTGGCCTGAAAGTCCTGATATACCGCTTGTTCCTACTTGACCTGATGCTCCTACTTGGCCACTTAAACCTGAAATACCACTTGTACCAACTTGACCTGATGCACCTACTTGACCTGAGGCGCCAACTTGGCCTGAAAGACCACTTGTACCCACCTGTCCTGAGGCTCCGACTTGTCCTGAAGCACCTACTTGACCTGAAAGTCCTGATGTTCCAACTTGTCCTGATGCTCCGACTTGTCCTGAAGCGCCGACTTGACCTGAAAGACCACTTATACCTGATGTTCCTATTTGGCCTGATGTACCAACTTGACCTGATTGTCCTGATAAACCTGAAATGCCACTAGTTCCAACTTGGCCTGAAGCACCTACTTGACCCGATGCGCCAACTTGACCACTTAAACCACTTATACCTGATGTACCTACTTGGCCTGAAGCGCCTACTTGGCCACTTAGGCCTGAAATACCACTTGTTCCTACTTGTCCTGAAGCGCCTACTTGACCTGATTGGCCTGAAAGTCCTGATATACCTGATGTGCCACTTAAACCTGATATGCCACTTGTACCACTTAGTCCTGAAATACCACTTGTACCTATTTGGCCTGAAGCGCCAATTTGACCTGATTGGCCTGAAAGTCCTGATATACCGCTTGTTCCTACTTGACCTGATGCTCCTACTTGTCCTGAGGCACCAACTTGGCCACTTAGACCTGAAATACCACTTGTTCCTACTTGACCTGATGCACCTACTTGACCTGATGTACCTGAAAGTCCTGATGTTCCTGATAAACCGCTTGTACCAACTTGACCCGAAGCTCCATTTTGACCTGATGTTCCTGATAAACCGCTTGTACCACTTAAACCAGAAGTACCACTTAAGCCACTAGTACCACTTAAGCCTGAAGTACCAACTTGGCCTGAGGCACCATTAATACCTGATTGACCTGATAAACCTGAAGTTCCTGAAAGTCCTGATGTTCCAATTTGGCCTGATGCTCCAACTTGGCCTGAAGCTCCTGATATACCACTTGTGCCTGAAAGTCCTGAAGTACCGCTTAAACCACTTGTACCACTTAAACCTGAAGTACCAACTTGTCCTGAGGCTCCTACTTGGCCTGATTGACCTGAAAGACCACTTGTACCTGATAAACCTGATGTACCACTTAAACCACTTGTTCCTATTTGGCCTGATGCTCCAACTTGTCCTGATTGACCTGAGATACCCGATGTACCTGAAATACCACTTGTGCCTGAAAGACCTGAAGTTCCGACTTGACCTGAGGCACCATTTTGTCCTGAAGTTCCTGATAAACCACTTGTGCCTGATAAGCCTGAAGTTCCACTTAAACCACTTGTACCATTTATACCTGATTGGCCTGAAAGACCTGATGTTCCTACTTGACCTGAAGCCCCATTTTGACCTGATGTTCCTGAAAGACCACTTGTGCCACTTAATCCTGACGTACCGCTTAAGCCTGAAGTTCCTACTTGGCCTGAAGCACCTACTTGTCCTGATGTTCCTGATAGACCTGAAGTACCACTTAATCCTGAAGTACCAATTTGTCCTGATGCTCCTACTTGACCGCTTAATCCACTTAAGCCTGAAGTTCCAATTTGTCCTGAAGCGCCTATTTGACCACTTAGACCTGAGATACCCGATGTGCCTACTGCACCACTTAAACCTGAAATACCACTTGTTCCAACTTGACCTGAAGTTCCAACTTGACCACTTAAACCTGATATACCAGAAATTCCATCAACACCGGATAAACCTGAGAGACCGGATAAACCTGAACGACCACTTAAACCTGATATACCTTCTAAACCTGAGATTCCTGATTGTCCTGATAAACCTGAAGTACCACTTAATCCTGAAGTTCCTGATAAACCAGATGAACCTGATAGACTTAAATTAGTTCTATAGAATATATTTCCTGAATTATTTGATACTAATATTCTATCTTCAGTTGTACCTACTGGTATAGCTGTTAATTTTACTCCTGAACCTGTTATAGTTCCTCGTAATTGTGTACTAACAGTATTTGAATTACCTATTACTGTTGTGTTAGAACCATTACCTCCAGCATCTGCTCCTATAACAATTTGGTTAACTTGATTATTACTATTAGGAGTAGTATTATAACCTATAAATACTGAAGCTGATGTTGATGAATCAACACCTCCACCACCTCCTGCTGAATATCCAAGTGCTGTATTATTACTACCTGATGTATTTTGTAAAGCTAAATTACCTACAGCTACATTATAATTGCCAGTTGAGTTTACTTGTAATGCATATAAACCAATAGCAGTATTTTCTTGACCTGTAGTATTGTTTGTAAGAGCTCCATCACCTATACCAATATTTAATTGTCCTATTGTATTATTTGTTAATATAGTACCACCAATAGCTATTGATTGGGTAGGATTTGCTCCTTGATTTATGTCAAAACTTTCAGAACCACTAGTAATCCGTATTGAAGATGATACTCTTAAAAGTGAACCATTAAATGTTAAATTAGCTTCAGAATTTATTGTACTTGCATTTACTGATGTTATAACACGGTCATTACCTGGATTGGTATAAGATGTTATACCAGCATTTGTTCCTGAAATACCACTTAACCCTGAAGTACCTGATAAACCTGATAAACCAGAATCACCGGATAAACCAGATGTACCTGATAAACCTGAAATACCACTTCTACCACTTATACCTGATGTACCTGAAAGACCTGAAGTACCATCTATACCTGATGTTCCTGATAGACCTGATGTACCACTTAAGCCACTTGTTCCTACTTGTCCTGAAGTACCATTTTGACCTGATGTTCCTGAAAGACCTGATGTACCACTTAAACCTGAAGTACCATCTATACCTGAAGTGCCACTTAAGCCACTTGTACCTGATACACCTGATAAACCTGAAGTTCCACTTAAACCGCTTGTACCAACCTGACCTGAAGCACCATTTTGACCTGATGTTCCTGAAAGTCCTGAAGTACCACTTAAGCCTGATAATCCACTTGTACCATCAATACCTGATGTACCTGATAAACCACTTGCACCTGAAAGTCCTGATTGACCTGATAGTCCACTTGTTCCACTTAATCCTGAAGTACCTGAAAGACCAGATAGACCTGATATATTTAAATCTGATCTATAAACTAAATTACCATTAGAGTCTTTTAATACAATATTAGTTTCAGTTGTACCTTGAGGAATATTAGGAAAGGTTACACTACCTGATACAGCAATTGATCCTGATACATTAACTGACCCTGTAATCCAAGCATCTGTTACAACTATTTGTTGAATTGATTCTCCTACTGAAGATGATTTTTCAAAATATATTTTACCATCATTTGTATTGATAGCTAACTCTCCCAGTTCTAATTGGGTTGTAGTAGGGGCATTCCCTGCTACAGAACTTCTGCGTAATTTTATTTTTTGGGCCATATCTATGGTTTATATAAAGGATACCTATATAGGTCTCGTATAAATATACCTAGAATGTACCTCCGTCAATAAGATTTGAACCAGTCATCACACTTCCACTATACTGGAGTATATCACCATCTGTTAAAGGTGTTATATATGTCAATAATTTAGATGATGATATATATACAAATTGTATAGCGGCTGCTCCTGAATTATCATATATACCACTTGATGCGGAAATATAAGGTGCTGTTATGTCTCCTGATGAAGTAAGACTTCCTGTTAATGATAAACTAGTACCATTAAATGTAAAATTAGCTTCTACTTGTCCTGAATTTGAAGAACTTATATAAGTAATCACACCATTATCTGTTGTACCTGTTAAAGCTAGAGTACCTGATATACCTGATAAGCCTGATGTGCCTGAAAGTCCTGATGTGCCAACTGTACCACTTAGACCTGAAATACCTGATGTACCTGATAAGCCTGAGATACCACTTGTACCTATTGTTCCTGAAAGACCTGAAATTCCACTTAGTCCTGATTCACCATTTGTACCTGAAGTACCACTTAATCCTGAAATTCCTGATGTACCTGATAAGCCTGATATACCGCTTAATCCTGACAGACCGCTTGTTCCTACTGTACCACTTAAACCTGATAGACCTGACTCTCCACTTGTACCATTAGTTCCTGAGATTCCACTTAGTCCTGAAAGTCCTGAAGTTCCTATTGTTCCTGAAAGACCTGAAGTACCACTTAATCCTGATTCTCCGTTTGTACCACTTATACCTGAAGTTCCTGATAAACCTGAAATACCTGATTGGCCTGAAAGACCTGATAAACCTAAAGTACCACTTAAACCTGATAAACCACTTTCACCTGATAAACCTGATATACCTGATAAACCTGAAGTTCCATTTATACCTGAAAGACCACTTAAACCAGATGTACCACTTAATCCTGAAGTTCCATCAATACCGCTTATACCTGATAAACCTGAAATGCCACTTGTACCACTTAAACCTGATAAACCACTTAATCCTGATTCTCCATTTGTACCACTTATACCTGAAGTACCACTTAATCCTGAGATGCCTGAAGTTCCTATAGTACCACTTAATCCACTTAAACCTGATTCACCACTTAATCCTGAGATACCAGATAAACCTGATGTACCTAAAAGACCACTTGTACCACTTAAGCCACTAGTTCCTGATAAACCACTTAGTCCTGATGTTCCATCAATACCTGATATTCCTGATAGACCACTTGTACCACTTAAACCACTAGTACCACTTAATCCTGAAGTTCCTCCTGTACCATCTAAACCACTTATACCTGATAAACCGCTTGTACCACTTAAACCACTAATACCACTTAAACCTGAAGTTCCATTTATACCTGATTGACCTGATAAACCTGATTCACCTGAAAGTCCTGATGTTCCTGAAAGACCACTTTGACCAGATAAACCTGATATTCCTGATAATCCTGATGTACCACTTAAACCACTAGTTCCTCCTGTACCATCTAAACCTGATGTTCCTGAAAGACCACTTGTGCCACTTAAGCCACTAATACCACTTAAGCCTGATAGACCACTTGTACCACTTAAACCTGATGTTCCTCCGGTACCATCTAAACCTGATGTACCTGAAAGACCTGAAAGTCCTGATGTACCTGATAAGCCGCTTATACCTGAAAGTCCTGATATTCCTTCAATACCTGAAGTACCACTTAAACCTGATGTTCCATCTATACCTGATAAACCTGAAAGACCTGAAGTACCACTTCCACCTCCTGTTCCTGATGCTCCACTTAAACCTGAAAGACCACTAGTACCTATTGTACCACTTAAACCACTTAATCCTGATTCTCCGTTTGTACCATTAGTACCTGAAAGACCTGATAAGCCTGAAGTACCAACTGTACCACTTAGACCTGAAAGTCCTGATGTTCCTACATTACCACTTAATCCTGAAATACCACTTGTACCTGATGCTCCAGATTGAGCTTCTCCATTAAGACCACTTATACCTGATGTTCCTGATATACCACTTAGTCCTGAGAGACCTGACGTACCTTCTAAACCACTAAGTCCTGAAGTGCCACTTAGTCCTGAGAGACCTGACGTACCTTCTAAACCACTAAGTCCTGAAGTGCCACTTAGTCCTGAAAGACCTGATGTACCTTCTAAACCACTAAGTCCTGAAAGACCTGATAAACCTGATATACCTAATGTTCCGGATAAACCTGATTCACCACTTAATCCTGAGATGCCTGATGTACCTGATAAACCACTTAAGCCTGATGTACCATTTAACCCGGACAAACCTGAATTACCATTTATGCCTGAAATACCACTTGTACCTGACAATCCTGACTCTCCTAATAAACCAGATGTACCACTTAAACCTGAAAGTCCTGAAGTACCACTTGTACCTGATAAGCCGGATTCACCGCTTAAACCTGAAATACCTGATAAACCTGAAATACCGTTTATACCTGATAAACCTGATAAACCTAATAATCCTGATAAACCACTTTCACCTGATAGACCTGAAATACCGCTTGTACCTGATAAACCTGATGTACCTGAAGTACCACTTAATCCTGATATGCCTGAAGTACCACTTAAACCTGAAAGACCTGAGTCACCATTTATACCTGAAATACCTGATGAGCCACTTAAGCCGGATAAACCACTTAAACCTAATTCACCTGATAAACCTGAAAGTCCTGAAATACCGCTTGTACCTGATAATCCTGAAAGACCTGATGTACCATCAATTCCTGAAAGTCCTGATATACCACTTAAACCTGAAAATCCTGATGTACCTGATAATCCTGATAATCCTGAAAGACCTGAGTCACCACTTAAGCCACTTATACCTAAAGTACCACTTAGACCAGATATTCCACTTGTACCTGATAAACCACTTAAACCAGAAAGTCCTGAATCACCTGATAAACCTGATGTACCGCTTAGACCTGAAATACCGCTTGTACCTGATAGACCAGATAATCCGCTTTCACCTGATAGGCCTGAAATGCCACTTGTTCCTAATAAACCTGAAGTACCACTTAAACCTGATAGACCAGATAAACCTGATTCACCTGATAAACCTGATATGCCTGAAGTACCACTTAAACCTGAAATACCGCTTGTACCTGATAAACCTGATTCACCACTTAAGCCTGAGAGACCTAAGGTACCACTAAGACCGGATAAACCACTTTCACCTAATAAACCTGAAAGACCTGATGTGCCACTTAAACCACTTATACCTAATGTTCCTGATAATCCTGAAATGCCTGATTCACCTGATAAGCCTGAAATACCGCTTGTACCTGACAATCCTGAGGTGCCACTTAATCCTGATAAGCCTGATATTCCTGAAAGACCTGATATACCATCTATACCAGAAAGTCCTGATAAACCGCTTAAACCTGAGGTACCTGACATACCTGAAAGTCCTGATATACCTGATGTACCTATACCACTTAAACCAGATAAACCGGATAAGCCTGAAAGTCCTGAAGTTCCTGATATACCTGAAAGACCTGATTCTCCTGATAAACCGGATACACCTGAAAGACCAGATGAGCCACTTAAGCCTGAAATTCCTGATGTACCCGTTGCTCCTGTTAATTCCATTAACCAACTATTAGATGGAGATGAAATTGGTGTTCCACCATAACCTAACACATCCATATGGATAGCCCATCCAAATCCTCCAGCAAATTGAATTAATGTTATTTTACCATTATAGTAGAATGTACTACCACTAGTTTGGTCAACTAAATTAATAAAATTACCTACTGCAAATGCTCCGTAATCAGCAACATAAAAATTAATATTTGTACCTACTAAAGAACCATTAGTTACAAAAGATTGACCAACAGTTTGTGCTGTGAATCCTAAACCTGATGTACCACTTAAGCCTGATATACCGCTTGTACCTGAGATACCGCTTGTACCTGATAAACCAGAAAGTCCTGATGTACCATTTAAACCTGATAAGCCTGAAGTTCCAGACAAGCCAGACTCACCACTTAATCCACTTATACCTAAAGTTCCTGATAAACCTGAAAGACCTGATGTACCACTTAAACCTGAAGTACCTAATAAACCTGAAATGCCGCTCGTTCCTGATAAACCTGATGTACCACTTAACCCGGATAAACCTAATTCACCTGATAATCCTGAAATGCCACTTGTACCTGATAATCCTGAAAGTCCTAATGTACCTGATAAGCCGGATAAACCACTTTCACCTGATAAACCTGATATGCCATTTAAACCAGAAATACCATTTGTACCTGAGATGCCTGATAATCCTGAAAGACCTGAGTCACCATTTATACCTGATATACCTGATGTGCCGCTTAAACCTGATAGGCCTGAGGTACCTACTGTACCACTTAAACCTGAAATTCCTGATGTACCTTCTAAACCTGAAATACCTGATAGACCACTTACACCTAAAGTACCACTTAATCCACTTATACCTGAAGTTCCTAATAAACCTGAAATTCCTGATATACCTTCTAGACCTGAAATACCTGATGTACCTAAGAGACCTGATAAACCACTTACACCTGAAAGACCTGAGTCACCATTTAATCCTGAAATACCTGATGTACCTGATAAACCAGATATACCTAATGTACCACTTAAACCAGAAATACCACTTGTACCTGACAAGCCTGAAAGACCTGAGTCACCGTTTATACCTGATATACCTGACAATCCTGATGTTCCTGAAATTCCAGATGTACCACTTAGACCTGAAAGACCTGAGTCACCGTTTATACCTGAAATACCACTTAAACCTGATAAACCTGATGTACCATTTAAGCCACTTAAACCTGAAAGTCCTGAAAGACCTGAATTGCCATCTAAACCTGATAAGCCACTTATACCTGATAAACCTAAAGTGCCACTTAAACCAGAAATACCTGAAGTACCATTTAAACCTGATGTACCACTTAAACCTGATATACCTTCTAGACCGGATAAACCACTTATACCTGAAGTACCTACTGTACCACTTAATCCACTTAAACCTGACTCTCCATTAGTACCACTTAGACCTGAGATGCCTGATACACCTGAAAGTCCTGACGTGCCATTTATACCTGATAAACCACTTTCACCACTTAAACCTGAAGTACCTGAAAGACCTGATGTTCCTATTCCACTTAATCCTGAAGTACCTTCTAAACCTGAAATACCATTTATACCTGATGTACCTGATAAGCCACTTATACCTGATAAGCCTGAAGTTCCTATTCCACTTAAACCAGATGTACCTTCTAAACCTGAAAGACCTGAATTACCTAAAAGACCTGAGGTACCACTTAGACCTGAATTACCACTTAAACCTGATAGACCTGAAAGACCTGAATCACCACTAGTTCCTGATAAACCACTTAATCCTGAAATACCTAATGTACCACTTAAACCTGATGTACCTGATAAACCACTTAAGCCTGAATTACCTTCTAAACCACTTATACCTGATAAGCCTGATGTACTAATTCCACTTAGACCTGAAATACCTGAAGTTCCTATTCCGCTTAAACCAGATAAACCTGATGTACCTTCTAAACCTGATAAACCTGAAGTTCCGTTTGTACCACTAATACCTGATAAACCAGAAAGACCTGATGTTCCTATTCCACTAAGACCTGAAAGTCCTGATGTTCCTGTTCCGCTTAAACCAGATAAACCACTTGTGCCTACGCAAACTCCGTTACTTAAAATCGTAGCATTACCCGAAATTATAACTATGCTGGGAGAACTCCCGAAACTAAGCGCACAAAATGTTAAAGAACCACTTGTTACAGGCCCCACACTTACTAAAGCACCCGAGCAATCATTGTAATCAAAATATAAATCACCGCCACCTACTTGATAGGTTACAGTATAACTTAAACAACTTAAACCATCCGTTCCACTTGTTCCTGAAATACCATTAATACCTGATAAGCCGGATGTACCAATTGTACCACTTAATCCTGAAAGACCAGATAGACCAGTACCACTTAATCCACTTATACCTGATGTACCTTCTAGACCTGAAAGTCCTGAAGTACCATTAATACCTGATAAACCTGAAAGGCCTGAAGTACTAATACCACTAAGACCTGAAAGTCCTGAGATTCCGGTACCACTTAGTCCTGAAATACCTGATGTACCTTCTAGGCCTGAAAGACCTGATGCTCCATTAGTACCAGATAAACCAGAAAGACCTGATGTTCCTATTCCACTTAAACCTGACAATCCTGATGTTCCAGTACCACTTAGTCCTGAAAGTCCTGATGTACCTTCAAGACCTGAAAGTCCTGAGTTACCATTTGTGCCTGATAAACCACTTAAACCTGAAATACCTAAAGCACCACTTAAACCTGATAAACCAGATATACCTGTACCACTTAATCCTGATACACCGTCTAATCCTGAAAGGCCTGAAGTACCATTGGTACCATTAGTTCCTGATAAACCGCTTAATCCTGAGATACCTGATGTACCTATTCCACTTAAGCCAGATATACCAGATGAGCTAATACCGCTTAAACCTGAAAGTCCTGAAGTGCCAATACCACTAAGACCTGAAAGACCTTCTAATCCACTTAAACCTGAAATACCATTAATTCCTGATAAACCGCTTAATCCTGAGGTGCCAGTTCCACTTAATCCTGATAAGCCTGAAGTTCCAGTACCACTTAAACCTGACAAACCTTCTAAGCCTGAAAGTCCTGAAGTACCATTTATACCTGATAAGCCACTTATACCTGATAAGCCTTCTAAACCTGAAAGTCCTGAAGTACCATTTGTACCATTTGTTCCTGATAAACCACTTAAACCAGATGTTCCAGTACCACTTAGTCCTGAGATACCTGATGTACCTGTTCCTGATAAACCTGAAATACCTGAACTACCAATGCCACTTAAGCCTGAAAGACCTGAACCACCAGTACCACTTAGGCCTGAAATACCTGATAAACCTGAAAGTCCAGATGTACCAATACCACTACTACCTTCTGAAGTAGGCACTTCAAAAGAAGCTATAGATACTTGATCTAAAAATCGTACATTATTTCTAGGTATGGAGTTATTAATTCTGGCCATATTGTATTTCGTTTGTTGGGTTTGTTATTGTTGATTCTAAATTTATAATTATTTTACTCTTACTTGAAAATTTCTTGATAGAGTTTAAATCTTTTTGTAATACTTCTGGAACTATATATCCATATACTTTAATATTAAATGTACTTCTAACTAATCGTTCAGCATCATTTTGTAATTCTGTTACTGTATTAAATGTGTCAATACGAGTTTGGAATTGAAATTGTTCTGGGTTACCCCAATACGCATCTGAGGCATATTCAATTGCCTCTACTATTTTATTTAATTGAGCTACATAGTAAGTAAATACTACACAACTATAAGTTAATGTTAAATAATCAGGTACTACTGAAGCATAATATGTAGTAGTTGGTGCTCTGTTAGTTAAAACATTAAAATTACTATATACATTACCTTGAGAGTATTGTTTTTCTGTTACTGTATAATTATTAGGTTTATTAGCATCTAATTTATTAGCTACAGTCCTATTTTTTTCTATACTATCTCTTTTAAACATAATAAGCGGAGCCATAATAGCACCGTTTACATCTCTATAGTAACCATCCTTTTGATATGATTTCCATTTTTCAGGTGAACCATATATAACAGGAACTTCTATTCTTTCTTCATTTTGTACTACAAAAGGTTTAATAACATTTTGAAAGTAATACATAATAGCTCCATCAATATCTTGAAGACCAATACTAAATGGTTTAGTATTATCATTTCTAAAAGAAGTTTGTGTAGCTCTATTAGGATTATTAGACTTATTAGGGTTACCTCTTTCAACATCAAAAGGTACTTGTTGATCTACAAGTATCTCTTTTTGTGTTTTAGGTATAGGTATTCTTCCTGCCATTATAATCTTGCTTTAGTTATATTTACTCTATCTTGTGGTACATAATGTGTTTTGCAAAGTATTGAAATATCCCAACCAAAGTTTTGTAATCCTGGATTTAAAGGATTTACACTGTTTGGATATTCAGGATCTTTACCTACAAATAATTGATTATTTACAACATTATCTACTTCAAAATATCCTTCTTGGAACATTATAATATCTCCTACTTGTGGAACTAAATTAGCACCATAAAACTCAGTATCAATATTAAAATCATAATTTTTATTTAATAAATCATCTTTTAAAAATGCTACATCTATTCCATATACTAAATCAGGACCTAAATCACTTGTAGGAAATAATTGATCATTTCTTTCAATTAAACAACTTAATAGAACTGGTCCAATATAAAATTTACCTTCTACGTTTTCACCATACATATTAACTCTAGTTTGACCTAGATTAAATTTATAATAAGCAACCTGTTGGGTAATAATATTACCCATTAATTCTCTATTAATAAATCTTAAAGCTGAAACATCTCTTGTACTTCCAAATAATGCCATTTTATGCTATATAAATTACCATTGGTACTTGATTTATTTCTGTTACACGGGCTGCTGATTCAGCTGCTCTTCTTTCAAGCAATGCTTGGCGTGAAGTTTGATCAAAATATTCTCTTAATCTTAAAATTAACGCGTCTTTAGTAGCTGTAGCTGAAGATAATAAATCTTGTTGATTTAAAGTTACTTCAGAATTAGGAATAGGAACACTACTGTATTTTCCTCTGACATATCCTAATATTTCTTTAGTTAAAGCTAAAGTGTATTCATATATCCAACTTCTACCTACTGAATTTAAAGCATTATAGTTTGGATTAGTATAAGGTACATTTGATGTATTAGTAATTTTATTTGTGCCATCACCAAATGCTGAATCTAATCTTTCTTGTAATACAATATAGTCAAAATTTAAATAAATACCATAATCTAAACTAGAATCCATTTCTTCATTAAAGAAACCAGTTCCAGGAACTGGAAATACTGAGATTACATTATTTGTAATTTCAAAAGTATAGTTAGATAATGTTATAGTGTTTTGCATCTCAATAGCTTGAATAGTTTGAGCTGTAAAACTTGTAGGCATCATTAAATAATTTGTATAACCCATTCCTAAACCATAAGCACCAGCTGCTGGTACTCCGCCTAAACCTCCTGCCATTGTTCCTAAGAAAGGAGCAAACATTTGAGATACAGCTGGAGGAGGTTGGTAAAATACTCTTTTAATTTCAATTCCACCTACAATACCTTGAGACTCAGCCCAAGCTTTTAAATCATATCTTTGTACTCCAGGAATTAAAGTTAATCTACCTTTTCTCCAAGTAACATTACCTCCTGAGCCTGCTTCTTCTCCATATTGTTCAGATAATCTAACAATATTAGCCATTGAAGGAGTAATTAAAGCATTATCAGCGTCAATAGATGTTGAAGCTCCTTCAAACGAAAGATAATTATCTCTAGTTAAAAAAGCATATAATTCATTACCGTATGTAGTAACTGCCTCTTCAAAAGCAGCATATATGTTAATATCTTGTAATTCAATATCCATAATAGGATATCCTAATCTACGAGTAACAAACATAGCTACACTATCAGCGTCTGTTTTAAATTGGGCTTCATTATCATAAAATCCAAACGGGGTAGGAGGGATTCCTGATGAAGGAACATTATAGTAAGAAGCTGATACTTGAGCAAATGAACTAGAACCAGGCCAAATAGGTATATTCATATTATTTTATTAAGTTGTTATGATATAATATTCTATTGAAGCAGCGCTTGATGAAGGTTGTGCTTTAACTGATTGGATGTCACTAAAATTAAAGCTACCAGTACCAACACTTACACTTCCTGTCATTTTACTTGTAGATATCATATATGAACTACCAGCAGAAATTAAATAACTCATAGCTTCTGTTGAAGAAGATACAATTAATTTAATAGGTGTAATAGTTGAATTATTAGTTACTCTAATATATTTAACACTACTTGTTACAAAGGTTCCAGCACCTGGTACTGAATCCATCGAAAATAATGTAGTAACTGACCCAGTAGGGATGCTAAGGATTCTGTTATCTACATAATTAATATCATTAATTGTGTTAGTAACAGAAGATCCTACGTTATCTCCATTTAAAGTTAAAATTTCAAATATTTGGGAAGTGAAAGTTGCCATGCCTTTTAATTATAAATATCAAAAAAATATGGTTCCTTACTTAACTTTAACATTGGTCATGCCTCTTTCGTAAGCATCATTATATAATTCAATTAAATCTTCAACTATTGGATTTCTATGGTTAGTAGTTAATTTAATTCCAATTAAGTTTTTAATTTTTGACGCTGCTGTATATAAGAATTTAAATCCAGAGTCACGTTTATTTTTTAAATCTACTTGATTATCATCACCACATACTATCATTTTAGAATCAATACCAATACGAGTAACAATCATTTCCATTTGTTCATGTGTCACATTTTGAGCCTCATCTACAATAACAATTGAGTTAACAAATGTTCTACCACGCATAAATGATACAGGTACAATTTCTATATTACCTTCATTAATGTGTTTTTCTATAGCAACTTTATCATATAGTAAAAACATGTTTTGATAAATTGGTTGAACCCAAGGATCCATTTTTTCTCTTAAATCACCAGGTAAAAAACCAATTTCTTCTTTTGATACTGTAGGTCTAGTAATAATTACTTTTTCTACTTCTTTCATAAATAGCTTTTCTAATGCTATTTGACATGCTAATAAAGTTTTACCTGAACCAGCTGAACCAGCTAATAATGTAACTGTATTATTTAAAATTTTTTCTTTTGCTTGTTTCTGTTCTTCGTTTAATTGAATTTTAAATTTAATTGGAGTTTTAGGTTTGCGTTTCTCTTTGAAGATCTCGTCCTCATGATGGTTTGAACTCATAATACAGTCGTTTAGTGAATAAAATTGTTGATTTGTTGATTAACCCGTCTAATACAGTGGGTAAATAGGAGATAATATAGTTGCGTATATTAATATTCAAATTGATAATAAGCGGTATTCTTGCAATATTTCCACTCATAAAACTTATTAGTTTTCAATAAATATAGACAAAAAAAAGGACTCGCAATGCGAGTCCCTTCTTTTTATTCTATTAATTTAGAATTAGATAGTGTTTAATCCGTTAATGTAGATCTTACCATAAAATTCTGGTCTTAACATTTTCTTAGCGTAACGAGTTAATAAACCTTTACGTGGAGTAAATGTATCTGGATCGTACACAAGTGGAGTCATAATTAATGGAACGTATGGAGCAAATACAGCACCAGCTTCTAAGAATTGTGAACCTCTGTAACCTAATAACATGATGTTTTCAGTCATGTAAGGGTTTTTGTAAACTGTGTAACGGCCATTTAATTGACCTGCTTTTTGTACACCGAAAGCGTATTCCATTTGAGCAGCATCACCATTGTTGTTAGAAGCAAATCCTGGGATTGATTCTAATACTGTAGCTACAGTTGGAGATGTAACGATGAAGTTAGCACCACCTCTTAAAGTTAATTGGTGAATTTTGTTGCTTAATTTTTGGATTTTAGTTCCTAAAGTTTGGAACCATTGGCCTTGTGTGTTGTAGAACGCTGAACCAGCTGTTGAGAAAGTACCTGTACCTGGGTTATAAACGTTGTTGTTAATAGTTGACCAGTATTCAGTACCTGCTGCTGCGTCTTCGATCAACATATCTAAGATTTCAAGGTCAATTTCCATTGAAATATACTCAGACATGATGTTTGTTACTTCCGCTTCAGCATCAATGTTTTGGTAAGCAGCTAAATCTTGTGAGAATTCAGGTGTCCATACTGCTTTCAATTTTTTAGTTTTGGCAGTGATGGCTTGTGATTGCATTTTCACGTTGATTTCAGGAATAACAATACTACTGTTATCTTGAGCATTTGGAACTGCGAATGATGATGAATCTTCAAAATCACCTACGTTATACGGGCTCATTTGAGTAGCTTTGTTATACAAAATTGTATAATCACCTGCGTTAGCAATTGCAGCTGTAGAAGCACTTACAAAGAATGTAATTGTGTTGTTTGTGTAATCAAATGTAGTAAACTGTTGTAAGTTATTAGCAGCAGTAATAGCTGAACCTGATAAAATTAAGAAACCTCTAACAGCATCCATATCAAATGAAGGGATGTTTGTAGAAGCACTAATTAAAGTGATCGCTTTAATTTGACCTGCAGTAACTGAAGCTGAATAATTTGAATCAAAGTTAGTTGTAGCAGCTGTACCTGAAACGATAAGTGAACCAGTTGCAATTGTGATTGCAGATGATGAGAATTGGTTAGTAGAGTAAGTGAAACGACCTGTTCCGTATAAACCACCTGATGGTGCTGGAGTTGCAAACGGGAATTCACCTGTTGCATTTCTGTTACCATACAATGAACTACCTACTGCAAATGGATCTTTAGCTGTTCCGTATTGGAAATCTAAGAAGAACACAAGACCTGAAGGCATTGACATTGGTTGAACTGAAACAAATTCTTTTGCTGCAATTTGAGCAAATACTTTACGTACTAAAGGTAAAGCGATACCAGCCCAGTTTTCTGATTGACCAACAGAGAATGAACCTGCTGATGAACCTCCACCTGTATCTGATTGTTCCATAACTAATTGCTTAGCTTGGTTTTCTAATAATAAAGACATGTTGTTTGCCTCTACATTTGTTAAGCCTTCTAATAGACCCGTTTTGTTCCATTTAGAAGACAATTTAGCTGCGTCACTTTGGAGTGATTTCCAAGGACTAGCTGATTCTAATAATGATTGAATTGTGCTCATTTTTTTAAAATTTTTTTTTAAATTGTTTTATTTAATAATTCCTGCTATTTTTTGCATTCTTTTGAATGTGTCATTAACTTCTACAATAGGCTTTCTTGCTGTTGGCATGATACCTGTTGTTTTAGATGCTAAACTAGTTTTTAATGATTCATTAACATGTGATTTAGAAGTTTCTTTTAATCCTTCTGATAATGTTTCGAATACTAATTTAGTTTCTTTTACTGTTGATGCTTTATCAAATGCATTTAAAACCTTTACTTTTTGTGACTCGGTTAAGTTTTTAGCTTTGAAAATTTTGTTAGTGTAAAGTAATTTCGCATTTAACAAATTAACTTCATTGATATCAGATCTCATAGTAGAAATAGTAGACATAGCTTCTTCTAACTCATTTTTAAGTTTTTTGATTTCTTTTTTGTCTTCTTCGTCTTCTTTGTCTTTTTTGTCTTCGTCTTTTGATTTAATTAGTTTTTTTCTTTTAGCTTCATCTAATTCGATTTCAGCTAAAATTTCATCAATTGAAATTTCTTCTTCTTCACTTTCCATTTCTTCACCTTCTTCACCTTTCATGTCTTCCATGCCTTCACCAGCTTCTAATTCACCAGCTTCAACCATGTCTTTAATTACGTCTTCAATGAATGATTTTAACTCTTCTTCAGTCATGTCCTCGATGTTGATTTCTTCTTCAGTTTCAACTTCTTCTTCACCTTCTGCTTCGTTTAATTCTTCTTTCTTCATTTTGTCGTCTTCTTTAGCTTCATACGCGGATTCTTTTTCCATGTCTTCTTCTAATTCAGCTAATAATTCTTCAAGATTAAGTTCATCTAACGGGTTACCTTCTTCTGTGTCGATGTTACCGTGATCATACTCAATTTCTTCTTTTTTAACTGGTTTGTAGCCCATTAAGTTTTCATCTTTTTTAGAATACATTTCTTCCATATTATCGTCCATTTCTGCCTCTTCCTTTTCTTCCATTTCTGCAAGTTTAGCTGATAGCATAGATTTTAATTGTGGAGTAAAGTGTTCTTCAAGAGCAGCTTTTGCGCTTGCTATTGCTGTTTCTTTAACAACTTTAGCATCTTCGATTGCTTCTTTAAGCAAATCTCTGTTTTTACTCATTTGTCCTAAAATTTTGTTTGGGAAATACACTTATTTGAAGTGTAATAGAATTGTTATTTATAGATACTGCAAATGCGATTGCGGGCAGTATATTCTAATATACATATGTCCGGATTTTCTAAAAATGCACAGAAGTGCAAAGAAAAAGCTCTTCTTTTGGAAGAGCCATGTTTTATTTACAATTGCACTTAAACGTATTTAAGTCTTTTGATGTAGGGGCGATGTTAGGAAAATAATAACAATACTTAGTATTACCTACTTTTAATTCTTTATAAAATCCTTTAGGTATCGCCGCGTTTGTAGGTACACGTTTAGGTACTTTATCATAATCTAATCTAACATATACTGATACTGTTGTAGTTTTAGCTTGTTCACGTTCCCATATTTCTAATGTTTTCCAAGGACCACGATTAAGTGATTGTTGTTGCATTGCTGAGTTAATATAGGTAAATGTTGAGTATAACATTTCTTTAGTACAATTAAATGAAGCAGCAGGAGCAATATGTCCTTTATCCCATTCATTATTAACATAATCTTCGTTATCAGATGTTTTAATATTTTTGTCTGTGTAGAATTCCATACTTGCTCTAGAAGCAGTACCTGTAGGACATTTAACTGTGTAGGTAACCCATTTAGGTTGTTCTAAAATTTCAGAATAAACAATACGGAAGTTAGGAGTTTGATAGTTAACACTATCTCTTAATTTAGTTTGTCCAAAAACTACTGTTGATAGACAAATTAATATTACTAGAAATAAATTTTTCATGTTAGAATAACGGACATGATCCATTAGCACATAAAATATCAGTAATAATTGAATTAATTTTACTGTATTGATTTATACTAGGAATATATGATTCATTTAAGCTAGTTGGTAGCATCCATGAACCCGGATTAGAAGGTGTTGAAACGAAATCCCAACATAGTAATTCAAAGTCATCTTGTACTTCCATTACATTACCTTTTTGTTCTAATGAACCCATTCCTCTTGATGATACACCTACTGTAATACCACTATCGATTAATGCTTTTAAAATGTTACCAGATGGAGTAGGTAAGATTTCAATCATACCCATTACATTATTTCCATCCCACCAGCATTTTTTAATATTATGTGAAACATTTTTTAAGTTAATAATTGAAGAATCTGGGTGGTCTAATTCACCTAAAGCTCTATTCTCACGAATTGATTCCATGTAGCGATCCATTTCACGTTCCCATAATTCTTTAGCGTAATATCTACCATTACCGTTTTTTACTTCGACAGTAGCTAATACACCTTTTACTAATAGGTTACCTCCAGGATTAGTTCCTTCAGTTAAGCTAACAGCTTTGGGTGAGAATAATTGTGTTTCAATTAATACTTGTCTCATATTACGTTAATTTGTATTTCTATTACTTATAATTTTTTCAATTGCATTTTTTCTTCCTCCAAATCCCTTAACACCTTGACCACTTAATATATCTCTCAATTCATCATCTGTTATATTACGATCATTAATTTGCTTTTGGTATTTCATTAACAACATGTTTTCAGATCTATTATCTGCCTCTTTACCTAACTCTTCAGGTGATCGCGTTAATGGTGGAAAATCTGGGTTTGAAAGAGGTCTTAATAATATATCTAGGTCATGGATACTTTCTTTAATAGTTTTAGTTTTAGGTAAATCACCATATCCGCTTGACTTATATTTACCTTTAGGTGCAATTGTTAATTTTTCAGTTTTAAATCCTACTCCTTTAGTTCCAAACATAGCATTTTTAGCATAATAGTTTATGTCTTTAACCATGTTTTTAAGTACAATTTGTTTTAATTCGTCTACTGTTTTAGTTTTGTTTTTAGGATCTTTCATTTCAGCATAGTAGCCATTTAAGAAAGATGTACCATAAACATTGTCAATATTTTTCTTATCTTCATTATCAAATTGATCAGCTAAATCTTTTTGAACTTGTTTAGATGGTTTTGCAAACTCATCATAGTCACCGTATGTTTTTCTATTTGGAACACCAATAACTTCTGATAGATTTTCTTCTTTAGAGTCATATGAAGATACATAAGCACTACCTTTTGCTAATAATTCTCTACCATCTTTAGTTTTACCTGTAATATGCTTAAGGTTACCAACTTTAGTAATATTTACAATTGTTACTACTTCGTCATTTATTTTAGCTTTACTACCTTTTTGGATTTCAGAACCATCACTTAATTTAACACTAAGATTATTACCTTCTTTCACTGTATTTGGTTCATTAGCCTTTTTTAAAAGAGGTTTCATATCTTTTATCCATGTTTCAGTATCAGTAAATCTCTTTCCACCAGCCATTATAACCTTACTAAGATTTTCTTCTGTAATTTTTCCGGATTTAAGTGCTTTAAATAAAATAATAGCGTCATCCGCTTTAGTAATACCGTTACTCATTAATAAGTTTTTACCATACTCATTACTTCGTGATATCCAACCTATAGCATCTCCAAATGGACCAGAAGGAGCTGAAGTCATATCTACTGCTTCATTATTTGTATTTTCTCTAAATATTTCTAACCATGATGGAGATGGTTTGTGACTAATCACACCACCAATACCTTCACTTAAGATACTTTTTGATTTAAGTACACTTACTGTAGAATCGTAGCTAGAATACTGATTAATATATTCAGGAAATAGATTTTTTGCTTGTTTTAAGAAATGATCTTTATTTCCTTTTCCTTCTTTAATAAGGATGTATTGTTCTTGTAATGTTTTCATTTATAATGAGTTATTAATTGTAAAATAATACTGCTCCTGAAGATAAAGAAGCGCTAGTTACATAAATAGGTACAGTAAATCCTGCAGGTACAACCCAAGGAGTTGTTAATGAATTTCCATTAAAATCTTTTATACCAGTGAAGGTAGCTGAGCCTGATACTACTGTAAAGCCAGCGTATGAACCAGTGATTGATGTTGTAGTTACTATTCCGGTTGTGTTAACAGGTATATTTGCCATATTAGTCTTTAAATAAGTTTATTAAGTCGTTTAAATAATCGTTTGCTAAATCAGTACCATATAATACATTAAAATTAGGATTATTTTTATAGTAATCTAATGTTTTTTGTTTTGCGTTTTGTAATAATGGTAATAATTCGTTTAATTTTTGTTCTAATGTATCAAATCCTTCTAATCTAGATTTGATAAATGTTTTTAATTCTGGTTTATCTATGTTTAAAGAATCAATATAAGCGTCTACATCTAATTGTGCTTCGTTTACATTTTCTTTCCACATTTGTTTAACTTCAATTCCCTTTGCCTGTTTATTTAATGCTTTTTGGTTAACTAACTTATATTTAAAGTTTTTAACATAAATATTATTTGTTGTACCTTTAGAATTAGTATTTTTTTTATAAGCAGCATCGGTTCCTTCTTTTTTTACTTTTTCTGCTGTTTGTGGTCCTTCACCTGGGCTAAAAGCACCAGCTGATGCTCCACCTCCTGTGCCTGACTCTTCAGATATCTTTTTTAATGTATCTTTAATAATACGTTTTAAATTATCCATTTACTTTATGTAATTCTTCTAGTAATTCATAGTAATGAAGTAAATTAGTCATATCATCATTACTAATTTTGTCATTTTTTTCTAATGTAACTAAAATATTAGACACCTCATTAATTTTAATTTGAGTTGTCTTGTCTTTAACTTTTTTATTTAATTTAGTTAAGTCAGATTTAATTTCTGTTACTTTAGTATTGTAAAAATCTTTTAATTTAGATGGATTATCAACACTATTGATAAATTCTTTTAATACTGATTTTTGTCCTTCATTTAAATTAGCGTATTTAGAATTAAATTTTTCTAATAACGCTCTATAAGTTAACATACGAATATCTTTATCGTATGACTTAAATTCTTCCATTAATGTATCTTTAGCAACTGTTGTAAGTGGTGCTGAAGTTAAATGTTCTAATAGAATTAATTTATTTGAGATTACTTGATTAGCTTCTGGTTGGTTAATACCATCATACATTTCTAATAATGTATAGAACGCTGCTTGTGTTTTGTAATTAGGGAGTTTAGTTTTAAAAAATTCATCAACGTTATAATTTGCTTTAATTTCTTTAATTAAATTATATTTTTGACGACGTAATGCTGATCTGTTTAAATATTTACCACTTTCTAATAAAGTATTAATAATGATATCTGCTTTGCCTTCGCTTAGTCTAATGTTGTTTAACAACGTTTCATATAACTTATACTCTTTTCCTAACTCTGTTTTTACAAAGTGTTTTTTTAGAATAGTTGCCGCTTTTGAGTCTACGCCTGACAATGTATCAGACGTGATTTGTCTAACTAAAAGCTCAAATAAAATGCCAGTATTCTTGTATTTTGAATGTTTAACAATCATTCCTAAAGTGTTTTATTATAAATATATAAGGATTATTATTCTCTAATTTGGGATTCATCTAATAGCGAATCTCCTGGTTTTTCTTGACTAAGACATAATTTTTTGTCAACTTGTTCAAACAAACGTTTATTTCTTGCAAAAGCTGATTTAGCACTTTCTAAAGCAAATGGTTTAGCTGTTGATTTACCATATCCTGATTGGTCATCAGATTTCATATCTTTAACACCTAATCTATCGCGACCTAATGCGTTATCCTGTGTATTAATATTAGATACTCTTTCTTTTGGACGACCTAATTGTGTATCATTGTCATATCCTGGTGGCAATTCACCTTCTGGTCCGCCGTTTTTGCTATATAAACTAGCTAAATCATGTGGTGTACCATAAGATTTACCTGTTTCTACTGGGTCATTACCTTCTTCTCTAATTTGTGCAATTCTAAATTCACGTTTTGCATCTTCAATCATCATATCTCTATATTCATCATATGAATCTTCAGAGAATCTGAATACATTGTCATAAACCCAATCAGTAGGCATTAATTTAGTTTCAATGATGTTTTTAGCTAAATCAACTTTTTCCTTCATTAACATGATACGTTCTTGATCGTATATAATAGACGGTGTAGTTAATGATAACTCAAAGTTAGTTAATTCATCGTTAGTATAACCTTGAACATATAAATGTACTAATGCAATTTTATATAATTCAGATAATGTAATACGTTGAATACGATCGATTGTACGAGCAAAACGAATATCTTCTGCTGCTAATGTTGCTTTACCTTGTAAGTCTTTATCGTAACCTAAAAATGCTTTAGGTACCTTTAATGCTGCGAATAACTTATCTCTTAAATATGCAACGTCTTGAATACCATCGTAATCTAAACCTTTAGTATTTTCAATACGTGTCGCCTGATCATTACCTCTTACTGGAATATAAAAATCTTCTAGTAAGTTTTGCATATTATATTTAACATTATATTCACCTGTCTTTTGATCCATTAATGGAGTACGTTTCATTGAACTAATAGTTTTCTGCATAAATGCTTCAACTTCATTAGGCGGGATAGAACCAACATTAATAAAGAAAGTACGTTTTTCTGGTGAACGAACTACACGATGGATTAACATTGCATCTTCCATTAATGCGTATTGTTTATATAAACGACGAGCTGGTTCTAGATAAGATCTACCATATGGTAAATAGTTAACATCTGTGATTAATCTAAAGTGAGCTACCTCATAGTTTTCAAAGAAAATACCTGGTTCATTTTGACGACCTAAATTAGGTGTGTTGTAATAACCATCACCTGATAAAAATCCTTCAGGTCTGAATTGGAAACGAACAGATGCTGGTTTGTCTTTGTCATAATTTTCTTGTCTTTCAATATGATATGCTGTGTATGGAATAACATTATATACACCAAATTTTTCAGCAATTTCTAATCTTAAGAAAAAGTCACCATATTTGCACATTTGACGAATCCAAGACCATAAATTAAATTCAATGTTTAATACATCATAAAATAAGTTATATAAAATTCTTTGAATGTTTTCGTCTGATGAACGAATAGATAATACTTCACCCATATCATCTTTTAATGTAGATTCATCAGCTACAATATCTAATGCTGAACCAACAATTGCATCCTGATCCATGATATCATAGTCTGAATATAATTGGGTACGTAAGTATTGGTAATTTAAATTTAATTGAGCTCCATAAAGTGAAGATGCATTAGTTGAATAGATTCTATTATATCTATCCATTAATGAGTTAGTAGCGATATCACCAGTTTGTTGTATGGTGTTAACGTCCATTACTTTTAATTGATCACCACCCTGATTTCTCATCACTACATCAGTAGAGAATAGTCGTTGTAATCGTGAAAATAAGCCTTTGTCTGCCATTTTATTATATGTTATTAATTATAAATATTATCGTATTAACCAACTAATGTCTTCATTTCCACCCATACCATTTTCTATACTATATGGGTTAGGAACATTAGAACCATAAGCACCTGTAAATCCTGTTCTGTTAACAGACATATTACTTAATGTTGCTCTAGACATTTCTAGGTTTTGTGATTTAAATCTTAATGATGTATCTCTTAAATACATTCCAATTGCAAAACTCATAATTAAGTCATCATTGTATCCTGATTGTGCTTCAGGACGACCATTTTTCCAAATGAATACTTTCATTTCTTCTAGTAAACGTTTAGATTGAATAACAACACTTTTATCACCTATATACTCTCTAAATTTATTAACTATTAAAGGACGAGTTTTCAGTGATGTTGTAAAACCAGGTACTAATTTTGAATTATCCATATATTGGTCAAAATAAGCATCAGCATTATTTCCAGCATCACTTTTAGGCGAAAAATATAAATTCTTATATCCACGTTCTTGAACTGCGTCTAATGTTGACCAACCAATATTAGCATTTTCTACTACTAATAAAGCTTGATTGTATTCTGTAGCTAAGCCAACTAAGAAAAATCCAAATTCTTTAGGTGGTAATTGACCTTTATATTCTGCTACTTGTGTATTTGATTCAACATGTATAACATGAGCTGCGGAAAAATCCTTGCCGTCACCCCGTGCTACATCGGCTATAACCATATATGATTGAGTGTAGTCCGCCGGTTCCCATATCCATAAGTTACGGTCAACTCCGCGGCGTTCTAGCGGTTCTTTTATTGTAGTTTGAGATATAAATTCAATCCATTCTGAATAAAATACTGTATCTCCTGAAGTACTAAAATCACAATCACACTCTTGAGATGCTAATCTAGGATCACCTAATAATTCGTCTTGTTTTTTTCTCCATGCTTCATTTCTTTCAGGATGGACAAACCAAGGTAATTTAATAGGTAAGAAATCGTTTTGTTGTGCTTCAGCCTTAACCCATGTTTGATGGAACCAATTACCTGTACCATAAGGAGTAGATAATACAATAGCACCACCACCTGTAGCTAAGGTTTGTTGAGCAGAAGCCCAAATTGTGTCAATACCTTCAATAAATGCGGCCTCGTCAATTAGTAGCAAAGATACAGCTTCAGATCTACCTGCATCACCAGCAGCTGATACTGCTTTAATTTGAGATCCGTTATTTAATCGTAATGTAAGTTTATTATTTTCATCCGCTGTTACTTTCAACCATGATGGTAAATTTTCATACATAAATTTTACCTTAGTTACCATGTTTTTAGCGGTTTCTTGCTTTGTAGCAATACAAAGTACGTTTTTATCTTTATGGAATAACATTAACCATAAAGAATAACCAGCAGATAGTGTTGAAATACCTAATTGTCTTGATTTAAGTACTATACTGTATGGATTGTCTTTCCATAAATTTAATACTTTATCCTGGAATGGATATAGATTAAACATGATTCTTCCTCTTTGAGGATGTTGGATATAACAGTATTTCTTCATAAAATGAGCCGGATCAGAGGCACATTTTACATATTCCTGTCTTATAACTTCACGTAAGTCTTGACTCATATAACTAGTAAAATACCAACAAAAGCAATAGAACTAACTATAAACTTTAATTTGAATTTTTTTATTTGGTTTTGGTAATCAGTAATAATATTATCTTTATCAGTAATAATATTATCTTTATATTCTAATTGTTTTTGACGATCTGTATCAATTTTTTTATATAATGAAATTGATGTGTCTTGATTTTTTATAATAGAATCTTGATTATTTGTAATTGTAACTAAAATATTAACTGAATCTCTAACTACTGTGATTTGATTTTTAAGATAATCACGTTCATTTTTTACAATTAAAGCGTTTTTTAATGTTTTAGCAGGAACTGTAACTAAATCCTCAGTTGAAAGCGTTTGTGAACTCACTAACAAGGGCATCATTAGACAAGTTATTAATACGATTATGTTCTTCATTGTATTTAGTTTTATATAAATCGGCTTTATATTTTAAACCCGATAATTTGGTTTTATTTTCAATTACTTGTTTTTTATAAACAGTAGCAACTGAATCTAATTGGGCAATTTTAATTTTAGTAGAGTCAATATTTGCTTGTAGTGAATCTATTTTATTATTTAATGCTTCGTTTTCTTTAGCCAAACGGAAATTAGGATTAATGTTAAGAATATTTACAATTAATAACACTAATCCTATGTATCCTAAAAATTTAAGAATTTCTTTATACAACATCAAATGTATTTATTAAAGCTTCTACTTCTTTCTTTTCGTTGTTTTTTTCTTTTAATTTAGCTGCTAAATTTGATTTTTCGTCACCTTTAGCCTCTTTATATTTATCAAGTAATGCTTGAATTTCTGCTTCTATTTTAATTTTCTTTTTTAAGTTTATATCTAATTCAGAAGTACGTTTAGTTAATTTATTAGCTTTTTGAGTTGCTTGTTTATCAATAGCTGTTTCATCTGGTGCTGAATCTTCGTCGCTTACTTTATAGTAGTTGTCTGCTTCTTCTTCACCTGTCTCCATATCTTTTTCTATCGCTTTAACTGTTTTTTCTATTTTTTCTTTAGATGGTTTAACAGCTGCTGCTTTTGGAGCAGCTCCACCCATTGATACTATACCTTTATCTTTTAACATAAGCATAAAGTCTCTAAAGGCACGAGTATTAAAACTAGCTGAATCAGGTAAACCTAAATCATTAGCTACAGTTTTCATAGATGGTATTACTTCTTTATCTAAAAGATAGTTTAATACTTTTTTTGTATTACCTTCTTTAGCTTTATCAATTATATCTTTTAACTCTTGAGCTTTATCTACATTTAAATTATAAGATACAGCCATTTCATTTAAATTATTTTCTTCATTAAGCAATAATTGTTTTAATTCAGCTGTAGTTGTTAATTTTTTCTTTACAAGATATTTAAGTAACTCTTTTAAAGAGTATTTAAGATCTTTATCTTGTAACCATCCTCTTTTAGTAGCATAATAATCATAAACATCTTTAACTGAATTTAATTTTTTAATATCCTCAATAAATTCATCTGGGTTTGGAGATACTTCTGATTCAAACTCGTATACTGCTTGTTGTAATAGGGTTAAATTATTATCTTCTTCTAATGGTGTAATTTTTGTTATATTAGGATTTTCCTGTCTAAATTTATTAGCATCTGCTAAATCTTTAAATGAAGTTACTGTTTCTTTACCTGATTTGCCTTGTATTCTAACTCCTATATTTTCTGACAATGTAGAAATAATTTCTTCACGTATAAAAGATTTAAATTCTTTGATTTTCATGTTATATTTTTCTGATAAATATTATGAAAATATTGTCTCTTTAACTTTTTTAACACGTTCTTCATTAGTTCCGCTAATTTCTACAAAATTTTTCATACGATGTGAATATCTATCAGCAATTCTTTGAATAAAGAAATCAATTGTTTTTCTAAACTCATTATCAGTTTCACGTACTCCGTTATTTTCCATAACTGTTCCAATAGGATTTACATAAAATATATAATCATATTGACTAACAAACAATTTAGCATAATCTTCAAACGCTTCTTTATCTAAAACATTAATAGATTTAGCACATTTAGCAAATGCTATAACATCAATAACTGTTCTATCAGTAATTAATTTAGGACGCATTAATTCACTAACACGTTCCGCTAAAAATATAGTTTGACCATTTAAAGTACTATCAGTATTTAATGGAATACCTAAATCCTTTAAATATTTACTACGTTCAGTTGTAACATAGTAGTCTTTAAATTCAGGTAATTCACCTAATGATTTTACTAATGTTGTTTTACCAACACTCATTGTTCCACAAAAACCTATTTTCATATATTATAATGTATGTAAAATCTCTAATGAGACCAAGTTGTAATTAATTTGTTTAAACTCTAGAACCAGCTGCATTGCCAGTTGATGATTTGAACCATGGTAAACCTTCACGTTGTTTACAATGTTCTTTAAATAACTTTTCAGTATATTTAATACCATATAGATAATACTCACGTTTTTTTCTTTCACCTTGAGGTATTAATGCTGGTCCATCCCAGTTATGGTACTTACCTTCCCAAACATATGCGATTGTTCCGTCTGCTTTTGTTAATTTTTTAGTTGGTTCAAATTTTTTATTTTCCATATAATTAAATATAACATCCAATTAGTAGGAGGCCAAACTTATACTGCAAAACTTTCACCACATCCACATGTTCGTGTTGCATTTGGATTATTGAATTGAAATCCTTTACCATTTAACCCATCTGAAAAATCAAGTTCAGTACCCGCTAGATATAGGAATGATTTCATATCTAACACTAATTTTTCTCCGTTATCTTCAAATTCCTGGTCACCTGATTTAATAGTATTGTCAAAGTCTAATTTATAAGATAAGCCAGAACAACCTCCTCCTTGTACTGATACACGGAGGAAGTATGTTTCATCAAAATTAGATTCTAATTTGATTGCTTTTATTCTGTCTCTAGCTTTATCTGTTATTAACATTATATAAACATTAATCTTCAGTTTCTTTATTTTCTTTACCTTTATCGGCTGTATGGAATTGATATCCAAATACAATCAACACAATATTTTTTATTAATTCAAATAACCCATTACTCATTTCCGGAGTTAATAAAGGTGTTTTAAATGACACTAACTTATCAACTAAAAATAAACCTAAAAATGCTGTTAACATTAAAGCAACAAATCTAGTTAACCATTCTTTTTGTGATAAATGTCCGCTAATTTTATAATTAACAAACCAAATTAATCCACCAACAAACACTAGTGATAAAGTAACACCAAATATCATTGGTAGAAGTCCTGCGGTATATAAATCCATATTAGTTATTATTGTATAATTTTAAGGTTCCACTACCTATTTCATAATTAGATAGTTCATATAATACATATGATTGATTTTCAATCCAATCTCCTGTATTGATATACCTAATATTATCTATAGTTTTGTCTGCTGGTGTGTGAATATGTCCACAAATAACAGTATGGCAATTGCGTTTTTTAGCTTGTCTAATCATTTCATGCTCATAATCAACCATAAATGAAACAGCAGCTTTAACATTGTCTTTTAAATACTTAGATAAACTTGTTTTCTTATTAATTTTCTTTAATAGTCTATCAATAACAATAGCAGCATCATAACCAATTGAACCTAACATACCTAACCAATGCATTTTAATAATACCATCGTATTTATCTCCATGACAAAACCAAATACCACCTTCAATAAATTCGTCTACTATTTTAATATTACCTAATTGCATAGGTGTGTATTTTCTTAAGAATTCATCATGGTTACCTGATATCCAAATAATTTCTTTTTCTTTAGATATTTTAAACAACTTACGTATTACTTTGTTATGTTCCGCGCTAAACTTCTTATAACGCTGGAATAACCACCCATCAATAATATCGCCTACTAATATTAAGCGGTCGTATTCTACAGTTTTAAGTAGGTTTATGATGGCTTTAGTATTACAGCCTTTAGAACCTATATGTAGGTCAGACATTACTAATGTTTTCATATTATTTTAATAATGATTCGGCAACATAAATACCATGTGCACCACTAACTGTTATACCTCTTGCACTTAATGCGTCTCCAACAAAATGTACATTTGGATATTTAGTTAATGATAAATTAGTATAGTTAACTAATGGTTCTGGTGATAAATATTTTACTTCTGGTATGTAAATTCCCCAATCATCACCTAATGTTGGAAATACTTTTTTCATATCCTCAATAAAATCTTCAATGTATTGGAAATATCCTTGAAATTCTTGTTTTATATCTTTTAATCCAATCTCATCAACTTGGGCTGTATTAATAAGAGTTCCTTCAGATGTGGTTGATGGATTACGAGTACCATTAGGTGAATAATATAAACCGGTATTGTTAGGTTTAATTTGTAATTTATTTACTAATTCTCTACACCATTTAAATGGATCTTCAATATCCTTAATTTCCATAATGATACCAAAATTAGTCATTCTATTTAAATATTTAGGATCTTTTTTAGCGTGACCATTGTAAGTAACATCACCATATGTTTCTTCTACAGCTACATAAGCCGCATTATTATTTGTACAAAATGAACGTAATGAAACACCATTATCAAATTTACGATACAATTTAAAATCGTAACTAATATCAATTAATTTCTGAAAGTGTTCTTGTGGGGCTTCAAATCGAACTCCAATTTGTACTGATTTAGGCTCGTCTGGTAGTTCATATTGATTAGCTAATTGTTGAGCGAAATCAATACCTGATTTACCTACAGCAAATATAAGTTCATTATAGTATTTATGTTTGGTTTCTTTAGCAGCTTCATTATTCCAATAATATGAAACTAAATTATTTTCGAAATCAATTTGTTCTACTTTATGTTCCCAAATAAATTTAACACCTTTAGACACTAAATAATTGTACCAATTTTTAGCAATTTCAGATAGGTAATCTGTACCAACGTGCCATACCGGAAATAAACGTAAACCGAAATGTGGTTTAATAAAATCTGGTTCAGCAATTGGATTTGAGCATTGTACTTCTTCAGGTTTAGGGTGGAAACGTTTAAAGTTAGTAATAACTTGATCCATTAATTCCATTGCTTTTTCCTCGCCTGTATATTTAGCTAATTGGCCACCAATAGCTGTATGATATGTTAATTTACCATCACTCCATCCACCAGCGCCTAACATTCCTGTCATTACCTCTTCAGGTAAGCGGTTATATGGGTCTTTACCCATATCAATAATAGTAATTAAACTACCATCATATCCATTATCTACTAATTTAGTTACAGCATTAATGCCTGCTACTCCAGCTCCAACGATTACAATTTTCTTCATATATTTTAATATAATTAATTTTTAACTAAAGGCCAAACTAAGGTGGCCCACCTTTTTTAGGGTGGGCCACAGCTCCATAATATTTTATAAAATTGACAGGCTATGAATCTGTCTGTATGTTAGTTATTTAATTTACGATAAGATTTTAAAGCTTTATTTACTATTGAATTAATTGATTCCGCTAATACAAGTTTAAATTCATCTCCTTGAGATTCTATTTTGTATTCATTTCCACCAATATCATATGTTTCTCCTGGTTTAAAGTCTTGTCCATCCATTGATCCTTGGCCTAATGCTTCTAGATCATCTATTATATCACTATCATCATAATTAATAATTTGATTCATTTCAGCTCCATTATGAAAATATTGCCTTCCTTCATTTAATGGTTCTTCTGGGAAGTATTTTTCCATGTATTTTTTATACTCTTCTTTATTATAATCAAAATCAGCTAAGCTAGGTTTTGGTTTATAATCTTGTTCATTTCCACCACGATCATCTGTCTCATTTCCCCAATTATCCATGTTTTCTTTAATTCCACTAGGAATAATTATTGCAAATTTTCCATTCCATTCTGATGCTTTTGGAATATCAGGATTACCAGGAAACGCGGTTAATAATGAGTAACATTTACCTTCTTCAATTTTTTTAGCTATTTCAGTGTCTGTTTTAATATCATCAGGTAAGAACTGAGGGTTAGATTTTCTAATAATTAATGATATTCTATTAGATGAAAAATCAGATAAAGGTTGTGATGTTGTAATTGAAGAAACTTTTACTTTATTAGGACCTTCTTGTTTTTCTACTTCATCTTCTTTAGCGTCTTTTAATGCTTTAGCTTTATCCATAGGTAAAACTAGATCATATCCTATACTTGATTTATTTAATTCATAGGCCCCACCGTCTCCTGATACTTTAGGAGCTACTTCTTTAACCATATTTATTATTTCATCCTCAGTAACACCAGTTTTAAATACTGAACCCATACCTGGTTTATTATGCTCCATAATATGTTTTTTAGCATAATCTGATACTAAAATAATAACACCATCTTTTCCTGATATCTGGTCAGTTACTTCAGTTAATAATACTTTTCTATATTGATTTTCCGTAATAATTCCTGCCAATTTTTGCATTCTAAGGAATTGTTCGTTTAATAGTTGTTTCATATGTTTAATTATTATACTTCAGCTGTTAATCTAGTGTAAAGATAGTAAAATACGTCTTTTGGTTCAAAATCATTATCTGTTAATGTAGTCATTATATTAGTAGCGGATTGAATAAAGTTATCATAGTCATTTTCATTAACTAAACTATCCATCATTCCATATGCTTCATTACTAACTGAATATTGATTATTAAATATATCATCTTCATTAATTTGGTTTTCATTAATTACACCTGCTATTTTTTGCATGCGGATAAATTGTTCGTTTAATGTTGGTTTCATTTTTTATATATCTTTAATTTTAAATTTCCTGTTCCTTTAATGGCTCTATGCCATTCGTGTCTTGGTATAAATATGGGCTGATTTATAGAAGTTGGCAATTGGTTTTCAAGTTGTAATTGCCAATCTGTTTTACCTATTACTTCAACTGTTCTATCTTCATCATCACGATGCCACATTAGTTCAATTGGGTCTATATTTTCATTAAATTCACGAATAATATATTCATCTGTAACTTCTATGTCAGTGTATGGTCTCATTTAATTATATATTTTTATTTATTAATATATATAATTTATATTCATCATCTCCCCAACCGCCGCCTAAAGATTCAACTTTAGTCACATATGGTAATTGTTTCATCATTTTTTCAGCTAGATTTTGATATATTCTATCTCGTTTACTGTTTCTACTTGTTTCTTCATCCGCCTCATTAGCCGGATGACATTCTAATGTAAATTCACCATAGCCTTTAAAGTCAATTGCAATAAATTTTTTTAAAATATCAGCAACAGTATTTAATACTGCTATGCCGTCTCCTGATTCCGTTTGAGCCCATGGATTTCCTTTATTTAAACCAAAACTAACATCTAATATTAAATTATCATTAGTTATATCTTCAGGTTTAGCTTTAGAATTTACTAAAGATATCCAGTAATCTTCATATGAATTATCTATAGAAACAAAAATATTGTTTCCTTTTTTATTTATAAAATTATAACGTACACCATCACTTGTTTTTTTAGGACCTGTGAATGAATAACTTTCTGTTAATAAATTAATAAGTTTGATCATTATCCTTTACGTTCTTGCCAGTCATAAGATATAACATCTTTAACTATAGGACCTCCTTTAGCCCATGTTCTACAAGTACGAGCTGAGTGACATTTAAAACTATGCATCCAACAGTATCCTAATCTACCATCATCATCTGATAGTGGGCCAGGCATACAGTCTTCCATTCTTGGAGAAATATCAAAAGCCGCACAATTACCACATAAAGATTGTTCAGCTGCTTCAACTGTTGTGTCCCAATGTTCTGCTAATTCATCCCAAAAGTCTCCAGGTTCATCAACATTTAATGGACCATATTTAATATAATCTGCTTTAATAGCTGAGTCTCTATTTTTAGTATTAAGTTCTAAATTTTGAGTAGGTAAAGGACAAGCCATAGCAGCCTCATATAATTTACCTTCAGCTAAATACTTTCTTAAATCAAAGTTACTCATTTTATTTATTTTTCTCTAATTAACAATTCACCTAATACTTCTAAACGACCAACTTCACGTTGGAATTCATTTTGAGTCATATCTAATGATATTTTTTTATAGGTTTCATCAAATTCTTTTTTAGCTGCTTCTTTATCAAATTTACCTTTTATAGCTTTTTTATAGTAAGATGGTTTTACATTAAAGTGAGTGTAAGTTAATAAAGCATCGCCGCCTTTTTCTTTAGCATTTGCTATGATTTTTTCAGCGCCTGCTAAACGATTTTTAGCAAATGTTTCAAAACTTTCTTTAGCTTCAGTTAATAATTGAATAAGATTAATCATTTTTTTATTTTTTTAAATGGAGCATATCCTGAACCATATGGAGCTGATTTGCCAGATTGAGGATCTGGAGTTTCTTTTAATTGAGAAATCTTTATAATTTTTACATTTATATTTTTATTAGATGCTAAACCAGCGTATAATCTAGTTCTTCCACCAATAACATATAATACTCCTTTAATTTCAATTAACACAGGAGATTCATAATTTCCTTTTACTACTTGGTCATATAAGTTTCCAATATCGTATCCTCTTTGTCTATTATCATCTTTTTTATCTCTCTTAGCCATTAAATCTATATATCCTTGTTTTGGATCTTTAGACTTACTTATGTTAACTATATCATTTATAAGAGATTCTTGTCCTGGTTTATGATTAAAATTTTTAAGTTTTAATATTTGAGACGGTGAAATATTAGTTATTGGTGTTTTTTCAATAATAGGTGTTAGTTTACTAACCGATTCTTCATCATACTTATATCCTGCATCTTTTACTATTTTAGATATATTAGGATCTTTTTGCCCTACTAACTCCCATGCTTCATCTGAAGCACCTTCAGTTATTTCTGGTTTAAATCCTTCTTTTTCAAGTCCATCACGAAACCATTGTGGTAAACTATTAAATTTAGCTTTTAAAGATGATTTACCTCCATTAGCTTCTTCAGGAAACCAATCTGGAAACAGTGTATAATACCCACCTATTTTTTTATATTCTGAAGATATTTGAGATTCAGGTGTAATTTTTAATGGTTCAGATACTCCTGGAAATTGGTTAGCTGTAAAATCAATGCCAAATCCATCTACAATAGAAAATATATGTGAATCACCATCACCTGATTTACCTGGAAATTTTTTAATATCTTTAGGTGGAGCTAATAATAAAGCGTCAGGTTCAAATCCTTTATTTTTCTTTACCCACTTTATAAATTCAAAAGTTGAACGTTTACAATCATGAGATTTATTATAACTGTTAGATTTTATAAATTCATTAGCAATATTAACAATTTCTTGTTTATTTAATGCTTCTTTTAATAAATTAATTAACTTAATCATTATGATATAGTCCAAGTTTTAGCATCACGTGCTTTTTCTTTTAATTTAAATGTAACTACACCACGAATTGATTTAATATCTTTTTCTACTTTAGTTACAATAGTAGCTGTATCATTTAATCCTTTAGGGAATGGTGATGGATCAATTTTAATATCTAAATAAGCATATTCATATTGTGATGATGGATTACCTGATTGATATTCTCTATTATTAACAATAGTTACGCCTAACACAGCTCTAACATCAGATAAAATGTATTTCATTTTAGCAACTTTAGGATTGATAACAATTACACCACCAATAGCTAATACTTTTTTTGATGATGAATATTCTTCTTTAATTGCTTTTTTAATTTCTGATAGTTTCATAATTGTAAGTATTACCAAAAACCGGTAAATGTAGTTTTAAATCCTAATAAGTTAGCATAACGAGGTAATCTACATGACCAGTAACGTGCTGTTGTTTTATCTTTAGCTTGTGGGCAATTCATTCTGTCTGAAAATGCTTTACGTGCTTTAGGATTGTTTAGTTTTGCTCTTAAAGCTCCACCAGCCATGCCAAATGATATTTTTTTAACTTTATCACCGTCTTTAACATAAACGTAGAATTTTTTAGATCCACCACGTTTTGGTTTACCTAATGCTACTTCTTTACCTTGGTATTTAGCTTCAGTTATTATTTCCATTAATGGTAAATCTAAAGGTACAAATTCACCTTCATATTTTGCCCATCTACCAATATCTGTTCGTTCAAATATTTTTTTATCTGTACCTTGTAATTCAATAATACCTTTAGACCATAACATTCTCGCTTCAGTCAATAATTTTTGATGAGCGAAACTGCCTGGGCGGTATATATTCTCAGTAAGCTGTATTTTACTGTCTATATGGTAACGCATCGCCTCAGATATCGCCATATTGTACTGCTTAGACTCTACGAGTAAAGGCGGTGTATTGCAGTGTTTGCATGAATCGGTTACTTTGTAATTTTGCAAAGTTTCTGAGATAAGTTGTTTTAATTTATTCATGATTATAAATATGTTAAGCTAAATAACATCTAGGATTAATATCTGATGCTAGTTGGAATACTAGTATACCATTTTCTATTGCTTCTTTAAATTTATTAAAACTTTCAATACAAATATAATTATTTTGATCATTTATAAATAATAACTCTTTATTTTTTAAATAACCTTCAGCTAATGCCAATCCTATAGAATCATTTAAAGATTTAGGAGTTGATATATCTACGTTAATTTTTAACCCTGGATATAATTCTGTTAATATATCTTCTATTTCAGTTTTATCTGCTCCAGTTTGTTGAACTAATTTTATCCAAGGTGTTCCTGGTTTAAGGTCAATATTATATTCTTCAATAAATTTTTTAGATTTATCTCCTTTAAAAAGATCTACTTTTTTTGCTCTGCTAATATAATTAGCGGATGCTATAATAGATTTACCTCTTTTTACTTCTAATACATGACCATCTATACCTATATCACCGCTTGTATCTTCACTATCTTTGCCTGATTTATATTTTACTGCGTCTTTTAAAAATGTAATTAATGCTAATTCGCCTTTACCAAAAGTAACATTGTTTATTGCTCCAGGCATATCAATTATTTTATCTTTAAATGTATCTGAAAGAGGAATTGGAGAAAATAATTTTAAAAGATTATTATTATTTAATAAATCAGAATGATTAACTGTTGGTTTAGACATATAGGTTGATAATTCATCTAATTGATTTGCTTTGTCAGCGTAAAATATAATTTGATCTGCTACATTGCCTGTTATATTTTTTTTATTAAGTTCCTTTGTTATATTTTCTTCTAACTTTTCGTCTTCTTTATCTTCTTTGCTGTTTATTTTATTTAAAAAATTAACTACTTTCTTTTTAGATTCATCATCAGATAAAGATGTTAAAAGATTTAAAATTTCATCATCATAATTTTTTTCTTCTTCTTTTAAACTAATACCTAAATTATTTAATAATGATTCCATTAATAAAATATCCTGTTCATTCTTCATGTCAGGATATCCTTTAGGAAATTTATAAGAATATTGTTTTAAAAACTTATCGATTGGATCCATTATTTTGTTTTAAATTGCTTTAAATTATTATTTAAATTGTTTTAAATTATTAAATGCATTTCGTAATTGTTCATCATTAGCGTTTAATAAAGCAATAAAAGTATTCGCTAATATTGTGTTAGCAGCTGTATTTAACATTTTTTTATTTTTTACTAAACTAATAGTATTATTAAAGTTTGAACGATTAAAATCTTTAATTTTTAAATCGTCCCATACATCTGTTTTAATTTGACCTTGAAGTTTTGGACTGTCAATAGTGATTTCTAAAATTTGTTCTTTTATTAATGTTTTAAGTTCTGACTTTTTCATAATATTTTCTTGTATTCCGGTTATTGTTCTACCTGCGTATGTATTTTTAAGATAATCTACTAGTTTAGCATTCATATTAAAATCATCTTCTAAAGATTTTGTATCTGGCTCAGATTCAATAGCTTTAGTTATTAATTGTATAAATCCATTTTCAACAGTATCATCAATTATAGCACTTGTTTCATCATCTACTTGTAATTTATCTAACCAAGTTTTTGTTTTTTTAGTATCTGGGGCTTTAACAAATGCTCTAATAAAGTCAACTGCTGATTTTGCTGTCCCTATACCCGGTATTATTGTTTTAGCAGCATCTATAGCTGCTTCTATTCCTACATCTAATGCTTTAGAGCCAACACTTCCTGTTTTCTTGGTTAGCTGTATATTTCTAATAGCTTTTTTTAAATCACCGTATGTTTCTAAATTAGCCATAGTTTATTATGCTTCTGCTGGAACCGATGCTTCTGCTGGGCCTGGTTCTGTAGCTGCTTCATCACCTGAATCTTTAAATGATGCGTTTGCATCTTTTGAAGCACCATATGATAATAATCTAGCTATAGACTCTGTAGCCCGCCCTTCGTCTTTTATATCATTTAACCAATATTTTTTACCTTCTGATTTACAAATCCATGTGATGTCATCGTATAGTAAGTAAAAGAATTGATTGTTTGCTAATAATATTTTAAATGTTGTTGGTTTAGGTGCTATCCATTGTATCTCACTAACAAAATCTTTATATTGAGTTGTTAATAATTGAATGATAGAATCACGTAATGTAGGGAATTTAGCTAAAATAGGAAACTTATCCAAATCTAAAGAAATATCTGTTTTAGGAACATCTAAATCTATTTTAGATTGGGCTTTGTAAACTTGCTTTACAATAGCGCGTATTCTATTTTTAAAGTCTTCTTTTACCATTAGTTTTTATTTTCTTTGTTCCAGTCTGATAAACTCATCATACCTACTTCAGTATCATAATCATCATAATAATTATTTTTTACTCGTTGGCCTATTTTTTGAGCTTCAGCTTTTGAATTTAAAGTATGTCTTAATTTTTTACCGGTTTTATCTACATTGATCCATACTACCCACTTTTCACCTTCTGTGGCTTCTTCTTTAACCATTGGTTTTTTAAGTTTAGCCATTATCTTTTCAGCTAATGTTGAGTTTGTTGAAGATTTAACTTCATCCATGTTCTGTGCATTTACAGCATTGAAAACTGCTTGACTATATTTTGACACTACTTCTTTTTCCGATTTTCCAGCATCAATCATTTTTTTAGCTGCTGCAATATCCTGTTTAAATTGTGTTGGTTTAGATGATTTAACTCTATATTCTTCTTGTGCATCAGTAGCCTCATCCATTGGTTCATCCATTACTGGGATAATATCTTCGTAATCCTGCATTGATAATGTTTCTTTACTTTTATTAATTTCAATAGCTTTTTCAGCTACATCATGTAAATCCATATCTGCTTTAGCGTCTTCACGAGCAAATTCTAACATACGAATAAATAAAGGTACATCCATAGTAACTGTATCTACTGCATCTTTAGCTTCTGCTTCTTCTTCATTTACTCCTTCGTTTACTAAACCAGCTTTAAGAACCTGCATAATAGCAAAGTAAGCATCATCAACACCGTAACCATAATCTTGAGCTACTTCTCTAATAAAGTCTTCTACTTTTTGTACTAATTCAAGATTAACATTTTCTTTTGATGCGAAAAATTTAGATTCTTCTTGAATCATAGCATCTAAAGCTGGTTGTTTTTCTTCAAATTCTAAATAATGTTTAGCTTTGTCCATATAATCAGCAGCTAAATGAATTTTTTCTTGCCACCAATCAGGAAAATCAACTTCTTGATCCATTTGATCATACTTGTCTAGCATTTTATATAAACCAGCAGCGTATTGTGCTATACGATAAACAGATGCTTTTAACATATCTGGTTCATCATCTTGATGACCTAAATCAATGTCTTCGTTTTTAAATTTAACTCCTCTGCCTATTAGAATATCTTTTCGAGTCACTTCATTATCACCACTTAAGTCAGGGAATTCACCACCTACGGGACCCATAAGAGTCTTCTTAATCATTTCACGTACTTTATCTTTATTCATGTTTTCTACTGTTTTTTTAGCTATATTAGTAGCACGTCCATACATTACTTTTTCAGCAATATTACCATAACGTTTTACTAACGATGATTTTTTTGTTTTAAGTTGTTTAATAACCTGATCACGTTTTTCTAATTCCTTAGGAGTTAATAGTCTTTCAGTGATGCTTTGTTTCATTATCTTAAAATTCTTTTTAACATTGGAAACATATTTTCATTAATTTGATCTAATTTACCTTTAGCTTTTTTAGCTTCAGCTATGTTAGGATAACTATCATCATAAACATCCATACTGTCATCATAATTATCATCATTATCATCACCTGGATTGTCTCCAGCATCATACTGATTTAAGAAATCTTCTAATTTCATTTCTGGATTTTTCTGTATTGCTGTAAACATATCATTTATTATGTCTTCATTGTCCATGTTTGATAAAATATCATATATAGCATTAG